CAATGGCTGTGGTCTTCGCCTTGTCCGTTGGCGTGATGCTCTACGCTCTTGTGTTTGTAACCCAGCCCGTCAAGAGCCAAGCCCCAAACGATAAAGCCTTTATCGACCAAATATCGGTGCTGACAACATTCCTCACAGGTGCCTTGGGGGGCGTCTTAGCTTCGAATGGTTTGAAGAGCCGACCTAAAGAAAAGGAAACCACAACATGAAGCGCCTCAAAGCACTTATCAAGACCCTCATCCGCTACGAGAAGAAGGCTGAAGAAATCACAGGCAAAGACCTCGACAAGTTGGTCATTGATCTCGTGAAGAAGGAACTTAAAGATGAGTCGTAAATACACAGGCACCAAGGACGGTGCAGCAGCAGGCAAGCGTGAAGGAACAGAGTTGTTTCAGCGTTTGTTGTGCAAGCGTTTCGATAGCAAGAACTTGGGCACATGGGTCGTCCGCAACATGAGAGGCTCAAACAATTTGAGCGTTCACGCCACCGCTAGGGCGGGAGACACCATGCCGAAGACCCGCAAGTCAGCCCTCGAAATCATCTCGTGGCTTGAGACTCACGCCGAGCTCTTTGAGGTGGAGGAGATTCATGACTACCTATTTGACATCGACGGCAGTGGGCCAGCTGTGGGATACGGCAGAGGCTGGCGTGTCGGTAGGGGCTGGAAAACTTGGACAGCCAAAGACAATGGTGGCCCCGGCGGTCTTTGGATACATTGGGAACTGAGTCCCCGTATGTCGGACGATCCGAAGGCTGTTCGTGCAGCTTGGGATAAAGCCAAGGCGCTTTAAGGACTCTCTGCCACGCTTGGACACGGTGCAGAGATAGTGGGGGCTGGCGTCGTTGTTTCCGCTGGCCCCCATGCCCCCTCGAATGCTTGACTTGTGTTTACACATCAGGCAGAATGTTTACACGGGCGACCAAGCGCCCCTGAACAAAGGAGACATCATGTTTGATGACTTGCCACTATTCCGCAATGCCGACCCGATCACCTCAGTGCTAGGCGCTGGAGATGTAAAGCCCCGTAGAGGCTCCCAGCAGGCTCTGTTGCTCGCAGAATACGCTCACCGTGACGGACTTACCGATGAAGAAGCAGGGCTCTTCTCAGGGCTTCTCAGCCGTCCTAAGTGCTGCTACTGGAAACGGTGCTCAGAGCTCCGAGCAAAGGGTCTTATCGTCCCCACAGGCGAGACACGGCTCTCATCGGCTGGTTCAGCCATGCAAGTCTGTGCCATCACCACCGCCGGGAAAGAAGCCCTCGCATGATCTACTTCGTGACCGTGCCCCTACTAGCCTTTTTCGGGTGCCTCATCTACGGCATGTACCAAGCCCTCGACATTGAGACACACTGGCAAGACCCGCCCTATGACTGGAACTTCGAAGACGAAGACCTATGGCTCGACGAGCCTGACCTATCCCTCTAACAAAGAAGAGAAGTTTGAAACGATATGTGTTGTGCTTCGCACTACTCACCCTATTTATCAGCCCCCTGCAGGTATCAGCTGCACCCGAGTGGAAGTGCCCGCAGTGGCACACCCTGCTCCGTAAACACCAACTTCCCGTGGAGGTCTTCGACCGCATCATGTGGAGGGAATCAAGGTGCATCGCTTCGGCAGTCAGCCGACCTAATCGTGACGGATCAGTTGATGTGTCCTTGCTCCAAATCAACTCGAGCTGGAAAACTCTCACGGCTCGCACTTGTAATCGGCCGTATCGTCAGGTCGTTAAAAGCCTGACAGACCCAAACTGCAACCTTAAGGTCGCCCGCATCTTGTGGGCCGATGGTAAGGGCGCATCCAACTGGCGTGTATCGTCAGGAAAGTAAACAACAACAAAGGTAATCATGAAACACAAAACACACATCGTTTCGGTGAGACTCACTGAAGACGAATACAACGCCCTTCGCATGGTGCAACACGCACAAGAAGACAAGAACCTTGGGGTCACTCTCCGAGGCTCGCTCAATGTCTTCCTTGGTGAAGCAGTCAAGCAATACCTAAAGCGTGAAGCACGCCTTGCCAAGAAGGCAGCTGCTAATGGCCTTTGATCTTGAGGCATATGAGCCCGTTGCCCTCAGGCTTGACCGATGGCTGAAACTCCATCCAAACGGCATCGTTAAGACTCAACTGCTTAGTCAGCCGGGCGCTGACATTTGTGTCTTCGTTGCAGAGCTGTGGCTTGACGGTCAATGCGTTTCTACTGGTCATGCCGAAGAGGTCAGGAACTCCAACATGATTAATAAGACTTCTTCGATGGAAGTATGTGAAACCTCGGCAATCGGGCGTGCCTTGGCTAACGCAGGGATGGCGGGTAGTGACATGACCAAGCGCCCAAGCCGTGAAGAGATGGGCAAGTCGCAGCGTGAAGCTGCAGGGCGTGGCTACCTGCCTGCACAACCGAAGATTGTTCACAAGAAGTCGTACGCCGAATATGGCGAAGGAGTCGGTGTCAAAGTTCGTGGCAATCAGTTCGGGCCTTTGCCTGATTGGTTAATCGCTGAAGCAAAAGAGGCTGGCGTGTCGGAGGTTTACGACAACCGTGATCAGGTAGCAGGCACTAAGCGCCCGTGGTTCAAAGCAACCGAAGGCGGGAAAGATGCAAAAGCGTTTTGGCCACCACGAGGAACACCTGACCCGGTTGTTGCCACACACGAGGACGACCTGACTGAGTTTCCTAGCGATGAGGAGCCATTCTGATGGACGCAGGGACAATGAAGGACTACATCGACGACCTCATCCAGCAGGTAAACGCTCTCGAAGCACAGTTCCGCAAACTGAATGAAGTCATAGTCCAGCTGCAAAGTCAGCGTGACCAATACAGGGCCCTTTACGAAGCATGCAAGGAACACCACGGTGACTGAGTTTGTCTACTTTGTTTCTCATTCGACCCTGATGGTTGTACTCGGCATTTGGCTGGCAGGCCGTCATGGGTAAGGCAATACTTTGCCCGTTCTACACCTGCAAATCAGAGACCGCTGGTTACTGCACAATGCACAGACACCTACTGCCTGCCATTGAGCGAGTCGTTGAACATATGGATCCTGAAGGCATCCTGTCCTTCAATGTCAATGTGTCGAACCTACTGCCGATGGTCAAAGTCATGGAAGAGCAATACCGAGACCTTAAACGCCTTGAGCGTGAACTGACCATCTCAAGTGCTGAGTTGCACCGCATCCTTGGAGGCGTGTGATGATGCCCTTCGGCTTTAATGGACAATGGCACTACGCAGATTGCAAAGAAGTTTTGAATAGTCACCCGGGCTGCAGCTGCATCTCGAGCATGGCAAAACAAATCAGCATGCTCGCCGAAGAAGTTGCAAAACTGATGCGCAAAAACCGCCACTTACAAAGGTTGGTCGACAATGGCAGCTAAAGACCCCAGCGCCTCCGAAGCGGTGTGGCAAAGCATCGTGGAGCAAATTGCCGTCACGAACGGCTGGCAAGTGTTTCACCCTAAGCGTCACCAAGTCCGTGCCGGGGTCTATCGCACCGACGGTGCTGGGTTCCCTGATCTCGTTTTAGCGCACCCCGTCAAGGGAGTTATCTTCGCCGAACTCAAGACCGAGATAGGTCGCCTGAGTGTTTCGCAGATTGTGTGGGCTAACGCATTGAAGCCTCATGTCGAGCATTATGTGTGGAGGCCATCACAAATTGATTTGGTCGCTGCACGACTTTCTCGACAGAGTGCTTGACGAAATGTGTTTACAAGGCTAAGACATTCACCGTCTAGGGGTTTAGGTTCACGCAGAGCAGCCCCTAGACACCCTGACAAACGAAAGAACCACGGCCACATTGGGAGTTGTACTCAGTTGGTAAGCACACTGTGGAAGCAGGGTAGAGCAGGCTGTCATCGAACAGCTTGTACAGCGTTCCCTAACGATCATAAAAGGCGTGATGGTGTCCGTCCCTTGGTGTAGTAACCCGGCAGCCTGCTTGACAAAGCGAAGTGTGGGGGGCTATCACCGCTACGACTCAACACATAACATGAAGACAACCGCAGGCGCAGCCAAGGGCGTCAGAAAGAAACGAGACAAAGATGACAACCAAGAACACCCAAGCACGAAACCACAGCAGCTTCAAACGCATCCGCAGACAACTACTCGAAGACGACCCAACCTGCGCCCTCTGCGGATCCGAAGCCAACACCATCGACCACATCATCCCCGTCGACACCTTCACCAACCCCACAGACGCCAACACACTCGAGAACTGCCGGGTGCTCTGCCGTCCCTGCAACTCAAGGCTTGGGGCTAGATACGTCAACGCCAAGACCGCAGGAAAACTCGAAGGCATCGACATCGGAAGCAACAAACGCCACGAACCAACCACGCAGAGTGGTGAGCGCAAACCCTTACACACCAACGAATCTTTTTTTGCTACTGACCAAGGGAAGCCCCCGAAAGATTCCTATTCTGTATCCGCCCCTTATGGCACAAGGGTTTCCCCCAATGACCCGAAAACAACTGGACAGTACCCAAGATTACGCACGAACACTGAGGGTGGTCGGTTTGATTTGCTCGAACTGGCGGACAAACTTGCGGAGCAGGTTCTCGGCATAACGCTGATGCCTTGGCAGCGTGTCGTAATCGGAGACCAACTCGCTTTAGAGCCTGACGGTACGCCAATGTTTAAACAGGCCGTGACTTCGGTGGCTCGACAAAACGGGAAGAGCGTCTGCCTGAAAGTTGTCCTACTGGTGTGGCTGCTCGAGATGCCACGTCTTCGAGGCCAAGAGCAGACAATCTTGTCGACGGCTCACCGCCTCGACCTTGCTTCGGAATTGTTTCAGTCTTTGGCTCCGATTCTTGAAGAGCATTTCGGGGCGAAGGTGATTCACTCTTACGGTCGTCAACAAGTGCAGATGCCAGCGGTCGGTGACTACCCCGGTGCTCGCTGGTTGGTTAGAGCTGCTACTCCGTCGGCAGGTCACGGCCTCAGTATTGACT